CATCGTCGCTGCATTAGTGCCATTTTCTACATAGGAATTATATGCTTGAGCCCAGCCCGTTGACCAAGTCTTGCTTTTTTCATTAAGTAGTTCTTGAGCATCAATAACAGGTTTGTAGTCTTTGGCAATTTGCTTTAGGATATCATCTACTTCTTGTTCAGGTAGCGTTCCTCCAGGACCTAACAATGCTTCACGGCGCTTAACTTCTCCTGCCGCTTCAACTTGAATCTTCTCTTTAATAGCATTGATTGATTTTTGATCAGTAGTTGCGGTTAGATCAGCGAGCTGTTTTTCAATGTTAAGTTCATCAGTCTTAGATTTTTGACGAATAGAAGCAAATGCCTTATCATTATCTTGTTGTTTTACCGCAGCGTTTAGTTCCATTTGCTTTTGGATTACAACATCATAATCTTTGATAATTTCGTTTAGGATAACAGTTTGTTCTTCTTCAGGAAGTTTCATGCCAGTAGATAGCAATGCTTCTCTGCGCTTGATTTCAGCTTCTGCTGTTAATCGAATCTTTTCTCTGATAGCATTCAATGCCTTTTCATCAGTAGAGGATGATGCATCTTTGATTTGATTCTCTACCTTAAGTCTTTCGCTGTTCGCACCTGCTTGAATGTTGATGAAGGCTTTTTTGTTTTCATCAAGCTCTTTCATTCTTTCTTCTTCGATCTTAAGACCAGTTACTTCATTTTTTAATGTTTTCCAATAACTAATCTGCTGCTGAAGTCCATTAAGTTGTGCTACAAGCGCAGGCTTTCTTTCATCATCAGCATTAACAACTTCAGTAGTCAGCTTTGCTGCTTCTGCTCTTAACTTAGAAAGTTCTTGTGTACGCTTTTGCTCGAACTCAAATGCACTCAGCTTTTGAGCCTTATCAATCGCACCCAATCCAATCAATGAAATCTGATTTTGAATCTTATCTTTTTCCATAGTATTTTGTAGTTGCAACTGTCTGATTGTTTCAGCATTAGCAGCATTGATACCAGCTATTTGATTTTTTTGTTGTAACTTTGCTTCATATATCGCTGCATCCTTTTCAGCTTGTTCTTTGGATGCACCTGCTTGTTTTGCTTGTTCTTCTGCTACCTTTTTCATAGCATCAGTTTGTAGTAGACCTAGGCCTACTAGTTTAGCTAGCCAGTTGTAACCTTCTTTTAGTTTATCTATGAACTTTTCTAAGATATCAATATTGAATATTAATTTAATAACATCATTTACTAGCAATCCAATACTTAACCAAAGAAAGAATTTGCCTGCAATTTCGGCAATTGATCCAATGAACTTACTCACGAAACCTATCGCGACTCCAATTGCCCCAGTAACAGTTGCCCACAATCCAACAGATTTTGATGCAGTGGCAGCGACAGCTTCAGCTTCGGCGGCTGCTGCTCCTCCTGCTCCTGCTCCTGCTCCTGCCACGACACCCACGGCGCCTACTGCTCCGGCAGCGCCTGCCTTGATCTGACTAGCTTGTAATGCTGCATTTGCGGATGCGACTCCCCTGATTGCTGCGGCTTCCTTTTCTTTCGCTGCGACGTATGCTAGCGTATCAGAAAGTCCTGCAGATTCTAGAGTGTTTAATCTTTGTTGAACAGCAGTTAGTTCTGTTTCAGCTACTACGATCTTTTGTAAGCCCGCAGCATATAGATTACCTTCTAATACTGCTTGTCTCTGGATTATTAGGTATTTTTCTAAAGACATACCTAAGTTATTAGAAGAAAGGGCTAGCTTATCAACTGGTCCCACGCCCGCCGTGGCCGATCCACCGATACTAAGTAATCCTTGTGCTATAAATTGTAAACCAGTGGTTATACCTTTACCTGCTATTAGCAATAGCGCATCTGCTAGCATATGTCCTATAGCTGCTGCTTTATTACCGTCTATTTCAAACTTACTAAAGAATGTAGTGATAGGTGTTATTGCATCTAAGAAGGAATTCTTAACTAAGGTTATTGCTGTTTCTAACTTAAGTTGAAACTCCGCAAGATTTTCAGTTGATTTGGCAGCACGTTCCGAAGACGCAGATACTTCCTCGATGATTTTAGAAAACTCAATCATGTCTCGGGCGCCGAGACCTTTTGCCATATCCTTCATGGCAGCAATAATACCTATATCACCAGGATTCTTAGCAAGAGCATCGCCCATAGTTTTAAGTATGTCTACGAAAGACATACCATTATCTCTAATCTTCTCAAACGTTAGGCCAAACTGGGCAAAGTCTTTGATCGCTTTAGGTGCACCATTAGCAAGGTCTTCAAGATTTTTAGACATTGAAGCGAGGACCTTAGCAGTTCCGTTTGCTCCGACACCTACCCTTTCCATTGCTGTCTGCAATGTCAAGGCCGTTCCAGTTGTTAATCCAAACTCTTCTGCTAACTGTTTAGTTGCGACTGAAGATTCTAATAAATGTTTTCCAAGCTCGATTGCTTCCAATCCTAAAATGATTGGAAATAACTTTTCAGCAGCTTCAGTAACAGTTTCTAAACTTAAAGCGAACCCTTCAGCAGCAGCAGCCGACTCAACAAATCCCGCAGATGCTGCTTCATTCACAGTCGCAATTCTAGCTCCAAGGCCTTCAACTGATGTTGTTGCGGCCGCAACTGAAGCATCGCCTTTTACTTCAATATTGATTAGATAGTTGTCAACTGTTGCCATTATACTTACCTTATATTGCTGTTGGTCTTAGTGTAGATAACTTACTTGATATTATCGATTATTTTCCTAATACCCTAATATTACCTATTAACTTTGTATTAGTTTTAGTAAAGATATATTGACGTATATCTTTGATCATAGGTTCAGTCATACCGACTGGTGCTTGCACAGATCCACGCATCTGTCCGTCTCTTTGCCCGCGTCCTTGATTCAATACTGTAGCATAGTTATAAGCAGCATTGATTTGATTACCATTTAACTTAGTTTTGCTTTTCGCATTACCTTTATGAATAGGAGTATTTTTTAAAAATGATTCATACCCAACCTTAGCTAAGACACTCTTATTTAAGGATTTTGAAATCAATTTGAATCGATCGGACACGTTACTCATTTCTTTATACTTTCCATCATAGTAGTCAACTCAGCTTCAGAATAATCACTTTCTTTTACTGGAGGAGATTCTCCTCTTGCCTTGTAATATTCATATTCTTCATATGTTGCAAGAACATCTGTTACCATTAAATCAAAGCTTGTTGCTCTTACTGCAACTTCGCTCGGTAACAACCCATATTGTTTAGCTAGTCTACCGATTGTGATGATTTTTGCGGTTGCCCAGCTTTTGAGGTCGATGTCTTGCTTTGTGACTTTCCCAAGTTTTCACCTATCCTCATGATTGCGGCGGCGAGAATATCCATAGGCAAGTCAGTTCCTTCAGTGAGAACTTGTTCTCCCTGATCGTTTAATATTAGTTGCTTGATTAGATTTGTTAGCTTTTCGTAGTCACCCGCAGTTCTTGCGTTGAAGAAATCAAAATATATTCCCATCTTTACGATATCGTAAGAATAGAAAGTGATTGGTTCACCATATGCTTCTACTAATTCCTTATCGTCGATTACGATTTCGATTAGCTTAGGGGCGGATACGAAGTTTTCAATATTCATTTATTTGTTCCTTAATTTGTTATATTGTATTTATTCTTTGTCGCAATCATCTAGTAATTGGTTGAGCAATGCGATTCTAAACGCTTGCTTAGCCTTCATTTGCTTGATAGTTGATTGCATATTGTCAAGCATTGGCATCATCTTGGCTTCATCACCAAGTAGACTTCTTAGTTTTTCTTCAGTGGTCTTTAACCATACTGAACTTTCATCTTGGCTCATTTATTATTTCCTATAACTTGTTAAAAAAAAGAGGCACCTTTTGAGTGCCCCTTTTAGTTAAGCATTCCTTAGACTGCTGTTGCTTCAGTGAAGCTACCGTCAACCGCAATTTCCATCGGAGTGATCCAGACAGGTTGAGTTGGTGTAGTCTTAGGTGCAAGATTCGTGATGAACCCTGACCCACTGTAGTAGTAAGCACCAGTATTGGAACCATTCCAGAATATCTTGAAGTCCAAGCTATTCTTATTAATAGAAAGGCTAGCAATACCATAATAAGCAGCAGTGTTAGCAGTCGCTGCCACGTTACCAAAATATGCTTCGCTGTCAACAACAATGTTTGTTCCAATCTTGTTATCAGCAGGTGTGCTCAACTTGCGCTGATCAGTATCACTAAAAGTAGTGTACGTATAGACGCCAGTTGAGTTTGTGATTGTTACATCTTGTACAAACGGAACTGTGATAGCTACGTTTGAATCTGCAAGATTCGCGCCATTAAGGCCGATCACGATTACTGGTTGTGTACCAGTGGTGTTAGTTGTAATACGTGCCATTTAAGTTCTCCTTATGTTGTGGCTTATTGAAATTCGATTCTAGTTAATTTAAAAGTCCAGGTATATCGTTGTCTTTGTGTACCGTAGTTTAACACTTCTTGATAGCTACGATCATAGTAGCCATCCATGAACTGTGTAGTAGTGCCAGGATAGTTTTGTGTAACTAAACTGCTAATCATATCTCTAACTTCTTCTATTCTTGGATCTTGTTGGAAACTGATATAAGCAATATAAAACTCATCAGTCGCATTATAGATGTTACCACCTATGTTGACTGCGAGTTGATTAGGAGTTCTATTAGTTGTAGCAATATCACTAATGTAGATTCCGTAACGGACAATATCATCATCACTTGCCCAGTCGTCATTGCTGAATACTGGAACATCCCACGCTCTAGGTATATAAAACTTTACCATTTGATATACGCCAGCGCCGGTGATATACGGTGTATTGCCCGGATTATACATTAAAAGAATCTCCTGTCACCGTTGAAGTAATCAACGTCTGCTGTCCAGTTCTCTTCTAGTTTCGTTGTAGGACCGTTTGGTGAGTTAGCATAAAGATCATAGAAGTTCATCAACTGCAATGCTTTAATCCACTCTCGGTCACAACGATCTTTAGCGAAGTCATAGTTCATCTTGTCAACATCGTTCATATTCGAAACTTCAGTTACTAGTGATTCATAGAATACTAGTACTGCACCAAAAACGTCCAGACGCATTAATGTCTGGTCGTTCTTGATGAGTTGACTTGGATTAAAACTAGAAATGAGCGCGCCATTAGGCAAATTAGAATAATAGTACGCTCCTAGAACCGTGTCACAGTACTTGTTCCACCAACCGAACTCTAGTTTATAAAGCCACTCCTGACTGCCAACCTTAAAGTAAGGATCCCAGTTAGTTTGAAGTGCTTCTGCTCTACGGAATGCTGCAGGATCATAAAATCTTATGTCCTGAACAGTCGCATTTGATATTCGTTGATAGGGTACTGACATGATATATTTCCTGTATTATAAATTAAGCATCCTGAACGATGTTAATAGCGCCACCACGACGTTGATCGCCAACGCCAGAACCGAAATAGCCGACACCAGTCAACCAGTTCTGCAAGCCACCTGGGACTTCACCGATCTTGATCTGTAGACCTTCCTTCATGACAGTGAACAATGCACTCTCACCGAAGTAAGCACCGACCAAGCAAGGGGTTGAAGCGTTGCCTGCGATTGTACGTGTAGTAGCTTGAAGGAATGTAGTGAACATTACCATACAGCCATAAACGTTTTCAATCTTACCAGTTGACAGCAATTCGTTACCGAGTGCTGATAGGTTCGAACCACCAGAAGACGGACCAGAAACAGATCCACCAGTTAGTTCTGCGAGAAGACGAGTCAGTGAAGAACCGCTTCCGCCAACTGAGTTAGGAACGGATTCAGTAGAGATGCCGTTTGAGTCAAGAACAACAACTGGGTTACCAGTCATACGAGCGATCTTGAACTGTTGCTTAGCAAGACGGATTGTTCCGAGAACAGTATTCTCAGTGAATCCACCAGTTCCACCATCAGCAACGTTTGCACCAGCTGGTAGCAACTCAAGAGCACCTAGTTGCTTAACACGATAGTATCCATCAGCAGATTGATCATAGTATGTGTTAACTGGAGTTGGCTTGAAGCCTGTCGAATAACCAACTGGGGTTGTGTCAGGAACATTTTCAGCACTATTAGGATTTGCGAATGCTTGAGTTACACGTTGGTCGACCTTTTCAGCGAACGAGTCACCGAGTTCAGCACCGAGTGTAGCGGCAAGCTGATACGAAGTGGTCCATCCGTAGAAGATGTCAAACGCAGTAGTAGCAACAGCTGGGCTTGCCAGAATGCTAGTCTGCATTAGAGCAGGGTTTTGAACCGCTGCGTTACCAGTGTTCCAAGGAGCAGTTGGGCCGCCCGCTGGATTGAAGTCCTGATACGTGATTGGGGCAAAGTTAGGTACCAAGAATTGATTACCCTGTGTTGGGGTAACAACATTGGTCATGTTAACTAGACCGAGTGATTCGTGCATTGCACGGAGTGCGAAGTTTGCGATTGCGAATGTGAAGCCGTAGTCTTCACCCTGATCGCCGCCGAGTACATAAGCCATATGATTTCTCCTTTAGTTGGCTAGATTCAGAGTACTTTCTTGCCAGGCAAAGAGTTTGTTGCTGACACGTTCATGATTTTCAATCCGACATTCTTACCTAAACCGCTGCGCGTTGCCCAAGCATTAAACGCGGCAGGATCTTTAGCATAGTCCGGAATAGAATCATTAGGTGCACCAGCAAAGTTACCTTGACCGGGCCGTAAGCCTGATCCAGAGGGTAGATTACTCTGTTTAAGAAGTTTAGGATTACCCTGAGCTACTTCTTGTACTAACCCCTGAATTGTTAGTGGAGTCCCATCCATACCATAACGTTCTTGTCCCTTGTTGTTGAGAATGCTATAGGTACCATCACCATTCCATTGAATGTTGCTTCTGACCTTTGATAACGCATAATCAACCAAGTCAGGATCAAATCTATCACCCATAGCACGTTGAATGTCACTGTCCAATTCCTTCTCACGAATCATTTGGTCTTTACGAGCCAAATCTGTTTGAAGTTTGCTGAACTGTTCATGCAAATCGTTAGTAGTGATGCGACTAGAACGCTGTTGTGATTGTTCTTCTACTGGCTGTACGTTGCCAACGGATTGAGTTTGTTGAGCAGAAGTTCTTGCAACAAAGCTTAACGCTGCTTCTACTGATTCAAAGTTTTGACCACTGGCTTGACCAAGGGCGCTTAAAAGTGAATTAGTTGTGCTTTTGCGAATAGCACCTGCATTTACTTGCTGATCAGCAGAATTATCTACCAGTCCTGCTGCTGCGGCTGTATCGTGGCCACCGGATTGTATTTTAGTATCCATTAAGTTTTTCCTTTAGTTGTTACGTAACAAACGATTTGATAATGTATTTAGTCTGGTTATCGTCCAGTGTTTAACCCAGTGATCTGTACCGCAAC